GCAATGGCAAAAGGTGGTATACCTGAAGATGCCGAAGGTAAGGGGCTAGCTGTTATGATTGGCCTCGGTGCTCCCTCATACGAAGAAGCCGCTGAAGGTAATCCTCCCCCCGGCGCTACAAAAGAAGAAGTTGCTGATGACCAACTTGTCCTACTCAGCGAAGGCGAACTTGTCGTACCTGCTAACGTTGTCCGTTATCATGGTCTTGGTACATATGAAGGTATGCGTCGTGATGCGCTCATGGGCATACAAGAGATGGAAAACAGCGGCCAAATTGAGTACGTAAGCGGCGGCAAAGAAAAGGCTGACCCCATTGACGACAATGGCGGACTTGTAAAAGCACAAGCTGGTACTACTCTTATCACGACTCCAGAAGCCGCCTCACAACAATTTGTTACCGCACCAACAACAAGTGGAACGCCACGTTCCGGCGCTACAACAGATACAACTCCGTTGACTATTTCTGATAAGCCATACACCCCTACCACAGATTTGACAGAGGTGTACGCGCCTAATGTTGGTACATACAAAGAATCAACCGATGACGGGGATGATGGAGATGATGGAACTGCGCCTCCAGCAGACCCATGTCCTCCAGGATATAAGATGAATGCTACCACTGGAGTCTGCGAACCTGTTGCACCGCAGACAACTGCTCCGCGTGTTCGAGAAGATGACCCCAGTGCCCCTCCTGAACAACCTGCAGGAGCCACAGCTGTTTTCGGCGGTACGTCTCAGAATGGACGTCTTATAGGCGCTACAGCATATGACTTCGGTCTTCAATCTAGTGAGCCGGGTGGATTTGGTATTATGGGTGCTCTGCTAGGTGGCAGTGACCAAGTGGTGCTAACCGACCGCAATACTGGACGCAAAGCAGTCATGGCTAAAAGCACCTACGACGCTATGAAAGCTGACCGCACGAATCCTGAAAATACTCAGTTCATCCAACAGCTTATGGATACACAAGCTAAGATTGATGCAGACTACGCTATGGGTATACCGGACCAAGGATTCTTTTCCGATATTGGCGGTAATAAGAAAAAAACTTATGAAACGACAACGGCCAAAAGCATGGCTGAGGGACTGGGACTTGATTACACCGGCCAATCCTTAGCGGAGATTATGGTTATCGTTGATGCGCAAAGTCAGACGGATAGTGATGTTACGACTACTACTGCCGCTACCCCCACTGGAGCAGAAGCCCCAATAGCCCCTGCGCTAAGCTCCGGTCTAATGCAAGGCCCAGTGACTACTGAAGAAGTTAATTATGCACTCTCCGGTCTTAATAGTGTATTTTCAGGCGTAGACACTTTCGACAACAAGACGCCGGTAAAAGCTCCTGTATCACTAGCGCAACAAATGCGAGCACTTTCTTTAGTACAGGCAGGGGAAGCAGGAAGTTACACTAGAACCGATGGAACGGTTGAAGGTATTAATAGTGTAGAAAATATGTCTCCTGCAACTGCTATTGCTGTCAATTACAAAATGCAAGAAATTGAAAAGCAATTATCTGAAACTACAACTGCAGATGTCCGTCGTAAATTTGCTGAAGGTATTGATGAAGAAGCAGCTGGCTTTGAAAGCGGATTCTATGACAGGCAGCAAGATATGGCAGATGCACGCGCAAAATTTGAACGTGACCAACAACAGGATGCTGACGATGCTGCCACAGGCAGAGGTAATATTGTCACAGATAGCAGAGGCCGTCCCGTAACGGGCGGTCAAAGCGGGGGTCCAGTGACAACTCGCCAAGGGTCTGCATTACGTAACACCCCAGGTGGTGATGATGAAATCAATCGTCAAGCAGAGGCTATGCGTAGAGACGCTGACCGTAGAGAACGGGAGGAGACCAGTCGTAAAAATGAAGAAAAGATGCAACAAAAGATTGCATCTGGCGTTGACTTAGAAGCGGCAGCATACGAAAGCGGGTTGCCTGATGATGACAACTCTAGTGGCAAGATTGTTTGCACAGAAATGTATCGTCAGACACAGCTTGATGATTGGGCTAGGACAATGAAGATATGGGATACATATCAGAAAAAGTACTTGACACCGATACACGAAGTAGGGTACCATTGGCTCTTCAAACCATACGTTCGCGGTATGCAGAACAGCGGCATTTTAACTAATGTCGGTGCGTTCTTTGCACAGAAGCGAACACAGCACCTCAGACATATTCTAACAAAGGGCAGGGCTAAAGATAGCTTTGTCGGTAATGTCTGGTGCAAAATTATACATCCTATCGTTTATTTGGTAGGAAAGATGGTTTACAAAAAATAACAATTGTAAACTATAGTCCGGCTACCCATCACCCCGAAAGGCTACTGGTGGCCCCAACAAGGAGACTAACATGGCTGAAGCAGCTGTTAAGCAAGATATTAAAACCGCACCTATGAAATATAAGAACAATCGCCAAGAAACAGAACAAGCTGAATTGCAACGATTGGAAGCGGAACGAGCAGGAATTCTAGACGAACAAGAAGCTGAAGAAAAGGATAAAGCAGAAACTGATGGACTGGCTCCCGAAGAAAAAACATTTAAAAAGCGTTATGGCGACCTTCGCAGACATGCCCAGCAAAAAGAAGAAAATATGCGTGAGAAGATACGTCAGCTTGAGACGCAGCTTTCGACGGCAGCTAGGGAGGCTATCCAACTTCCTAAAACAGATGAGGAGCTATCTGAGTGGTCTAAGCAGTATCCAGATGTTGCAAAGATGGTGGAAACGATTGCCACTAAGAAAGCCCAAGAACTAGACAGTTCTATTGAACAGCGCCTCGCCGCGATTGCAGAACGCGAAGTAGAGGCAAATCGAAAGACTGCTGAAGCTGAACTTATGCAGTATCACCCTGATTTCGATGATATTCGCAATAGTCAGGATTTTCATGATTGGGTTGAGATACAGCCTAGTTGGGTTCAGAAAGCACTTTATGAAAATGAAAATGATGCTCGTGCTGCATCTCGTGCTATTGACCTTTACAAAGTTGATATGAATATCAACGAAAAAAAGGAAAAAGCCCCTACAAGCAATAAAGATGCTGCTAAATCAGTTACGTCCCGTGGGACTAGCGCCGTCGCTGAGACAAAAGAAAAACAGTCAAACCAGTGGCGCGAATCACAGGTAGCAAAAATGAAGGGTGCTGAGTTTAGCAAGCATGAGCAAGAAATTGCAGAAGCTGTGCGAACCGGCAACTTCATATATGATATATCAAGAGGTGAATAAAATACCTCTTCACAATTAGTTTTAATTGTGGTACAATATATATAACTTTACGCGTGGCCCTTGATTTTTTCAAGCAACCCACATTGTGCTCTACACATTAATAGCACTTAGTTTTATTGTAACCTTGGTGTAGCAAGGTATACGATTTTCTCTCCTCTAAACCACCCAGGTGATGATTGGCCCCACGTAGTGGACACCCAAGCTGACTGGCCTTTATGGTGTTCAGGAAATCGGAGTTTAATAGCCTCATTTTAGGAGAATAAGATGGCTTTTCAAACTGCCGCTGGATACGGTAACCTACCGAATGGCAACTTTAGCCCGGTAATTTACTCGCAAAAAGTCCAGCAAGCTTTTCGTAAGTCTTCTGTCGCTGAGTCAATCACGAATTCTGACTATTTCGGTGAGATTGCAAACTATGGTGATACCGTTCGTATCATCAAAGAGCCAGAAATCACCGTTAAAGAATACGCTCGTGGTGCACAAATTACACCACAAGACTTGGACGATGAAGACTTTTCCCTTGTCGTAGACAAGGCCAACTACTTTGCATTTAAAGTAGATGACATTGAAGAAGCGCATTCACACGTTAACTTCGAATCTCTTGCATCTGACCGCGCCGGCTACCGTCTGCGTGACCAGCATGACCAAGAAATTCTGGGTTATATGTCTGGCTTCAAACAGTCCAGCCTTAGCTCTGCTGCTGGCACCGCAAACGATACCGTAAGCGGTTCAAAAGCAGTATCTACCGCTGGTAGTGATGAACTTCTGACTAGCATGAAGCTTCGCAAAGACAGCTTCGGCAACATCACCACAAGTTCTGCTGGTGACCACTCAATCCCACTGGCTGCTCGTCTTCCTGGTGCAACTGCCCTTCCAACTGCAACTGCCTCACCTCTGATGGTTATTGCACGTATGGGCCGTCTCCTTGACCAGCAGTTTGTAGATAACGATGGTCGTTGGCTGATTGTAGACCCTGTTTTCATTGAACTGCTCAAGGACGAAGACTCCCGTCTTCTGAATGGCGATTTCGGTGGCTCAGGTCTTCAAGGTGGTCTTGCTGTCGGTCAGCTGCATGGCTTTGATGTTTACGTATCCAACAACCTGCCGTCTGTCGGCACGGGCGCGGGTACAACTGGTTCAGCTAACCAGAACTCCAATTTTGGTGTTATCGTTGCTGGCCACACATCAGCGGTAGCTTCGGCTTCACAAATTACGAAAACTGAGGCATACCGTGACCCAGATTCGTTTGCGGACATCGTTCGCGGAATGCACTTGTACGGCCGTAAGATTCTTCGCCCAGAAGCAATCGTAACTGCCAAGTACAATGCAGCTTAAGGGGAGATTAGACAATGGCAACCTTTGATTTGACTGCTTCCGGCACCACAGGTGTTGGAGCTAACTCAATTGCAGTTCTTCCTTCCCATAAGCACACACATGTGATGCGCAATCTGGAAGCGTACGTTGATGTTGATGCACTGATTGCTGCAGGAAATTCTCTTGCAGACGGTGATATCTTTCAAGCACTTGAAATTCCTGCCGGAACTTTGGTTCTCAACGCAGGTGCAGAAGTGATGAAAGCGTTCAATGCAAGCGTGACTGCAGACATTGACTTTGCAGCTGGTGATGACATCGTTGACGGTGCAGACGTAACCTCTACAGGTTTCTGTGCTGCCGGCTCAAACGGTCAGACCAACACAGTTGTAAGTAATGCGGCCTCAACCTACACACAGTTCGTAGCTACTACAGATACGATTGATGTAAAGTTGGCTGGTGCGGCGCCTAGCACAGGGCGTATCCGCGTCTATGCAACAGTCATCGACTGTAACGAGCATGGTTCAGATAAGCCTACTGATGTAGACCGCGACCAACTCGCCTAAACATTATAGGGGGCTACTTTAGGGTGGCCCCCTAATTTAAGGATTGAGATGGCTCTAACTTTTCTTACACTTACCAATGAAGTATTGGCTCGCATGAATGAGCCTCAACTCACCTCGTCCACTTTCTCTAGTGCACGGGGTATTCAAGTACAGGCACAAAATGCTGTAAATGAAGCCATTCGTTATATTAATCAAAGAGAATTTAGTTACCCTTTCAATCATTCTACTAAGACAGAAACATTAGTTCCTGGCACTGTTCGGTATTCTATTCCTACAGATGCAAAACATGTAGATTATAACACAGTTCGTATTTCAAAAGATGATGCCCTTAGTTCTGCGGGGCGCAAACTACTGAGTTTGACATATAACGAGTATATTAGTAAGTATGTTGACCAAGAAGATGATGTTACATCCACGCTTTTAGATGGGGCTTTAACAGATTCCGCTACTACGATTACTGTAGATAGCACTACGGGT